CTGGTTCTGCCGGATATGATTTCTTTGCACCTTTTGATTTCTCTTTAGTGCCGGGTGCAACAATCAAAATTCCTACAGGTATCAGATGTATTCTTAAAGAGGGATTTGTACTGAAAGAATATCCGAGAAGTGGTCTTGGATTTAAGTACAGAGTAAGACTTGATAACACAGTTGGAATCATTGATAGTGACTATTACAAGTCTGATAATGAAGGACATATCTTCATCAAGATTACTAATGAAGGTCAGCAGATTTTAAAAGTGAAGCAGGGTGAAGCGTTCTGTCAAGGTATTATTGTTGAACACTTCTATGCAGAAGAAGACGAAGTGACTGAGCAGAGAAATGGTGGATTTGGTTCTACCAGTAAATAAACTTATAGGGTAGTCTGAAATATGACTACCCTTTCTTTTTGACAATCTTTTGGTTATGATATATAATAAAGTCATACAATCTAAAAAGTATGAATTTATGTAGAAAGGAGAATGTAAGCATGGCAAGAGATACCTTAGTTCCGAAAAAGGAACGAACAACAGTGGTAGCCAGTAAAACACTGTTGGATAGAATTAGTGTTCATGTAGCAAAGAATGGTGATAATCAAACCAATTTTGTAACTAGAGCTTTAGTGAATCAGTTAGAGCGAGAGGGAGATATTGGAATAAGAAGTATGTTGGAGGAAGAAGAAAATGGCAATTAAAAAGAAGACAGCAGTTAAGACTCCTGCAAAGACACAGGTTACAAAGACAGTTTCACAGAAGAGTGATTCTGCCAGAGAAACACGACTGAATAAGTTGGTAGCTGATTTAAACAAGAAATATGGTACAAATGCTGTTATGAGAGGTTTCCCTAAGAAGGTAACAGATGAAGAAGATGACTGGTACACAATCCAGAGATTTAGCACTTCTATTCCTTCACTTGATATTGCTGTAGGTGGTGGTATTCCTATTGGACGCTACACTGAAATTCAAGGAGCGTTCTCTTCCTTTAAGACCACAGTTACCCTTCACTGTATTAGAGAGTTCCAGAAGAAATTCGGTAAGACTGTTCTGTTATGTGACGCAGAGGGTACTACAACAGATGACGGAGGAAAGTATCTGTCTCAGCTTGAGGTAGATGAAAACCTGTTTATGTTCAATCCAAGTTCTGGGCTTGAAGAGTCCACACAGATGATACTGGACACAATCGACTCTAACCCAGATGTGAAACTGGTTGTCATTGACTCTATTGAAGCACTTGTGCCAGTGAAAGAGTACAAGAGTGATATGGAAGAGAATATCCAGATGGGTATTAAACCGAAGCTGTTGGGTGAGTTCTTTAGAAAGTTCCAGTCCAGAAATAATAGATTGAGAAGAGAAGGACAAATGCCTATCACTTTAATTGGTATCAATCAGTTAAAAGATAAGATTTCTATGTATGGTGGTGAGTTTGCTCCCGGAGGAAAAGCAAAAGACTTTGCACAGTCCTTATGTATCAAGTTCCGAAAAGGTGACATAATCACTGAGGGAACTGGTGAGAATAAAGTTGCTGTAGGTCAGACAGTCAAGTTTAAAGTAGAGAAGAACAAGACCTTCCCTTCTGGTAAACAGGGTGAGTTTGATATGTACTCAGAAGAGAACAGTGCAGGTGTTAAGAAAGGATTCTGTGATATTTATATGTCCATTATCCTTGAAGCTAAATCTTTTGGTCTTATTGAACGTGCCGGAAGTTATTTCTACCTTACAAGTGACCCGACTAATAAGTTCCAAGGACAGGAGAAACTTATTGACTATCTGATGGACAATCCAGAGATTATTGAGAGTATGAAAGATGAAATTCTTTCTATTGCCAATAAGAAGGTGGGTATGTAATGAAGTTCAGTAAAGGTTATAAAGAAAGCCGAGAGAAAGTAAAGAAGAGTGCCAAGTTCACAAGGTCGTGTTTTAACTGTGATTACTACTTTAAAACCATGAGTGATAAAGAAGAGGTGTGCCAGAATCCGAATGTCACACAATTTGACCTTGTGACGGACGAGAATAATATTTACTGCTGTTATTGGAGACAGAGTGAAAGAAAGAGCAGTGAAGATTCATTGTTTAAAGGTGGCACAGGAAGGAACAGAGTAATATGAAAACAGTAAAGAAACGCTCCCAGATACAGGAGAAGAGTGTTGCAAAAGACATGGGAGCTAAGACAGTAGTTGCCAGTGGAGCTATGTGGTCTGCAAAAGGTGATGTGAGAAATGACAAGTTCCTTATTGAGTGTAAGACTACTGAAAAGGGTTTCTATTCTATCACCACAAAAGTATGGGAGAAGATTTCCCTTGAAGCAGATAAAGACGGAATGAGAATACCTCTTCTGTTTGTAGACTTGAGAGATACAGACAGATATGTGGTATTCAATCCAAATGACTTTTCTGTACAGGTGAACACTTATGAGATTGTACCTCATGTTCATGGAGGGTGTAAGTCTTATCGTTTTAAAGGATATACAGAAGAGGAACTTCCTTTGCTCTTTAGCTTGACACCTGTTAAAATGAATAAGAAGAACCATATACTTATGGTGATGAAGTATGCAGATTTCAGAAAACAGTTTGAGGAGGAATTAGGATAAATGAGTCTAAACAATTTATTCCAGTCGGTGAAGCAGGAGGGGTATATCATCAAGCCCCTCGACTTCTTTTTAGAGAAACAAGCAAATGCAGATAATGACAGGGCAGTAGATGTAAATGCTCCGTCACAAGCAGGTCAGTGTATGAGACATAACTACTACATGAGAAAGCAGTATGACTCTGATGGTGACATTGGTGCAAGAACTCAGCGTATCTTCGATAATGGTACATACACACATGAGAGAATACAGAATTATCTTCTGGAAATGAATTTGCTTATCTGTGATGAAGTACCACTTTTAAATGAAGAGTACAACATTCAAGGTCACACTGATGGGTTCTTAGACCTGCCAGAAGATGAAGTTGCAATTCTGGAAATCAAGAGTATCAATGATAACCAGTTTAATCAGTTAAAGGACGCTAAAGAAGAGCATAAGAAGCAGGGTCTTATTTATCTGTATTGTGCAGAAGAGAGAAGACAGCAGTTAAGGAATAAGTACAAGACTCTTGAGGAGTTTTATGCTTCACAAGAGGAACGTGCAGAGTATTATCGTTCTAAGTATCAGCACATGAAGGGTGGAAGAAAGTTCACAAGAGAACAGAAGATACAGCATGAGGTTGACCTCAATTTAATCTGTGATGACATTCTCTTTAGAACTGAAAAGCCTATTACAAAGGTTATTTTCTTGTATGAGAATAAGAACACACAGGATATGAAAGAGTATTGTGTGGAGAGAAGCACAGTTACAGAACATATTCTTACTGGTGTTCTGAATGAGTATCAAGCCTTAAATGAATATTGTGAGGAAGATGAATTACCACCAAGAGAAGGTACAAGTAAGTCTTGCCAGACCTGTCGTTGGTGTGATTTTAAACTTGAATGTTGGAGGTAGCCTATGAAATTACAGAAAAAGACTCAGCCGGAGAAGGTTAGTCCTATGAAAGCTCTGAAAGAGAGAAAGAGTTATGTGGACTCTATGCAAGAAGAGTTAGAAGATAAGGGTGTTGACTTCTTTGACCCTAATGGCTCATTGAATATTGACACAGATTACTTATCTCTTCCGGCTAATATCACAGAATGTCCTGCTAAAGATTTAGGAGAGTATTTAAACGCATTTACTCAACAGAAAATGTATATGAGAACTCTTTTAGGGTGGGCTGAGTGTTATCTTGAAGAAGCTCAGAGAGAGTACTTGCAGGAGAGTCAGCACCTCTACAAGAAGTTATCGGAAACCAAAATGTCTGAGAAAGCAAAAGAGAGAGAACTCAACACAGACCCGGAAATCTTTCCATATTATGAAAAGTACATGGATTACAAGAAGAAGTGTATGCTGTTAGAACTGAATATCTCAAACATTGAGGACGCTATCTTTATGATAAGCCGAGAGGTGAGCCGAAGAACAGGTGACTTTAACAATGAGAACAGAAACTACAATGTAAACAGGTAGCATTAGAAGACAGGTGTTTTACAATGCCTGTCTTTTATTGTATAATAATCATAAAGTAATAAATTCCTAAAAGAAGAAAGGAGAATAACAGTGGCAGTAAAACTCAAAAGAAAATCCATGTTTAAGAGAGGATTTGAGAAGAGGGAGAAAGAAGCTCCCATTACATTAGACCAACAGCAGGATTTAGCTGTTCATGCCAGAGATAACAATGTTTTAGTAGTTGCCGGAGCAGGTTCGGGAAAGACAAGAGTACTTACTGAGAGAATTAAATTCCTCTTAGAAGAAGGTGTTCCACCTTGTAATATTGTAGCAATCACATTCACCAATATGGCGGCAGAGGAAATGAAAGAAAGACTCTATGATGTAGAAGGTATTGGAGACGCTTTTATTGGAACTATTCATTCATTTGCAAACAGAGTTATGAAGTTGTCTGGTGAGAACTACAGAATTTATGATGATGGAATTGATAATGACTTCCACAGGGAGCTTATTACAAAGTACTGTAAGTCTTTAACTTTTGACAGATACCTTGAATACAAGGATATGAAGACACAAGAAATGATGGGTAAAATCACTGAGAAAGAACTGAATGATTTCTTAATTCCAAGTGAACAGGGTGAGTTAAGACTCATTGAAAGAACACAGGCTGACATTGACTATGAGATTAGTGTTGCCGGAAGTACTCAGTTCCCAGAAAGTATTGATACCTTATGTAAGGCAAGAAATGTAATTACCTTTGAGGAGTTACTGAAAAGGGCAGAAGCATATTTTAGAAGTATCAATGCTGAGATTGAACACGTTCTGGTTGACGAGTTCCAAGATGTAGGTTCACTTGAATTTAACTTCATTGACTCATTGCAAGCTGACAACTATTTCTTAGTGGGTGATGACTGGCAGAGTATTTACAGTTTTAAAGGTGGTAATGTTAAAATCTTTATGAAGTTGATTGAAGATGGACTATTCTCAGTGTACTACCTCACCAACAATTACAGAAACAGTCGGGCAGTGTTAGAGATTGCAGACACTATTATTTCACAGGTGTACAGTAAGATTGATAAGACCATTGTTCCAATGTCACAGGAAGAGGGTTCTGTACAGCTTCTTTCCAAGAGGACAATTCCAGTAGTTCTTGATTCTATTAAGAAGGATGGAAACTTCCGAGATTATTTTATCCTTGTGCGGACCAATAAAGACCTCTTTAAAATGCAGGAGATTTGTGAGGAGAATGAAGTACCATTCACCACCTTTAAAAGAGAGGGTATGTCACTTGCAGACTTGAAGAGACATATGGACTCTAATAGAGTGAAAATTTTAACTGTTCATGTATCAAAAGGTCTTGAAGTGAAGAATGTTCTTCTGTATGGAAATTTCCCTGTAAAGTGTCCTAACTATATGAAGGACGAGGAAGAGAGAAAGGTTATGTATGTTGCAGTAACCAGAGCTAAAGAGAATTTAGTTATTATGAACTGATTTTACAAGAGGTCAGTTTTATGATAAAGTATCTACTATCAAATTTAAGGAGGTAGTTTTCTATGAAGAAGACGAGTAGTTACAAAGTTGTTTTAATTGTGATTGGAATTATAATTGCAGTCATCTTGGGAACAGTGTTCATGTTTAACAGTTTCCCTAACAAGGCTATTGCACTTGATGAAAAAGTGCAGTCAGCTATGAGTGACATTAAGGTGCAGGAGAAAGCTCGATATGACACAGTGTATAATCTTGCGGATTGTGTAAAGAACTATGACAAACACGAAGCAGAGACATTGGAGAATTTAGCTGAGAGTATGAGTGCGGGTAAATCTACAGTGGAAGATGTACAGACAGTACTTAGTGCAGTTACTTACAGTTATCCAGAATTAAAGAGTGATGGTAATTATCAGAAGTTTATGGACACTCTCACACTTACTGAAAGAACGATTGCAGAGTACAGGGAGACATATAATAAACACGTTGAGACCTACAGAACATACTGCCGGAGATTTCCACAGAAGTTTATCTTGTCTATGATGGGTTATGAAGTGAAAGATTATCAGAGACTTAATTTTGATGTATCATCAGATGCTCCCACAAACCTTTTCGGAGATTGATGGAGGAATAAACCTATGTATAGAAGATATGATTTTGAGATAACTAAACGTGAGGTTCTGTTTAGTGTAATTATCTTCTTTGTTATGCTTATCATAGGTGTGGTTTCAAATAGTGCCTTGACTGACCATTTTATTCAGAAGAATGATATGTATGGAAAGGCACTAAAAATAAATGCGGAAGAGTCTTTATTTAAACAAGCTATGCAGACCAATTTTGGTAATGCTTTTGTGTATGGAGACCTTTCAGCAGACACACCAGTATCTTATGATGATGTTAAAGGAGAATATACATATATTCGACAGGAAACAGAGAGATACACTAGGCACACAAGAGTAGTAACATATACGACTGGTTCTGGAAAAACAAGACAAACACATACAAGAACAGAAGTTTATTGGACTTGGGATAATATAGGGAATGATTCAAAGCATACTCAGAGTATCACGTTTTTAGGAGAGTCTTTTAGTTATGATAGGTTTGATTTTTCATCACACCACATTGATACAGTTAGTGCCGGGTATCATCTTCGTCATGTGTACTATGGTGTTTCCTCAAAAATGAAGGGAACAATATTTACTAAATTAAAAGATGGCACTATAAGTGAAAATTCAGTGTTTAGTGAAACAGCTTTAAAGGACACTGTTGATTCTTATATGACAGACATAAACACAGTTAATATCATATTCTGGATTGTCTGGTTTATTGTAACAGCTTTAATAATATTTGCTTTCTATTACATTGATAATAGATGGCTTGAATAAAAGGAGGATAACATCATGAAGGTAATTAAACCTTACCATGAACACATTTCCAAAGAGGGAATGACACCTTACCAGTTTATTGAGAAGATTGGTAGAACCTGCTACAAGTCAGAGGATAAAATCACTGATGACAGTGCAGTGAAGTTTGTGAAAGGACTGTGTAGCAGAAAGCATTATGCAATGATTGAGCATTACTGGGTACACATGAGATACACAGGTCTGTATGAAGACTTAATGAAAGGTCTCAGTATGTTTGCCAAAGTGGATTGTGGTTTATTGGGAGAAGCTACAGATATTCTCAGACACGTTTATATCACGGAACATGGTGATACTTATATCTCAGCACCTTTAAGAGTGTTCTTTGATATGGTGTCAGCTTTAGGAGCTTGTGATTTGAATGTTACTCCAATCAATTCTGTGATTGATGAAATGCTGTCTTGTGTTGGTAACTACTTCCCAGAGATTTTTCCTCAGTGTTTCTCTTACAGGAATACAAGACACTTTCAGATTATGCCGGAGGAAGATTTCTGTGATAATTTGTACAATGAACTTTATGACAGTCCAAAGAATCTCAGAGAACAGGAGATTATGAAACACAGGACTCACACTGTTCTGTTTGTATGTGACAGAGGTGTTTCCCATGAGCTTGTAAGACATAGACCTTGCAGTTTTGCACAGGAGAGTACTCGTTACTGCAATTATTCTAAAGACAAATTTGGAGGAGATATTACATTTATCCTTCCATTCTTTTTTGATACTGGACATGATGACAGCAGAGTGTATGAAGCATGGAAGACTTCTTGTGAAGTTGCTGAGAGAAATTACTTTGAGCTTTTAGGTTATGGTTCAACACCACAAGAAGCAAGAAGTGTTCTGCCAAACTCTTTAAAGACGGAAATCATTATGACCTGTAATGAGACAGAGTGGCAACACATTGTTAATCTGAGAGCAAAAGGAACTACAGGTGCTCCACACCCTCAGATGAAAGAAATCATGCAACCTTGGTATGAAGAACTGATTGAGTTATCAGAAGGGAGAATTAAGTAATGGACAAATTCACATTCAGACTGCCGGACAGATTAAAGTTGACTGTTGAGAAGAGAAGTGAAAGAGTAAATGTTCTGATATTCAGTAAGAAGGTAGATTCTACCTTCAAGCTGAATAAGGAAATGACTAAGCAGTTGTTATCCTGCAAGACTACCTTTAGTGGTGTTGTCAAGCTCAATCCACCTCTTGAACACCCTGTTACAATGGGTACATATTCTCTGTCCTTTGTTGATTGTGACACTGATGGAGTTCTTGTTACACTCACTAAAAAGAAAGTGGGTAAGACTAAGAATATTCACAAGTTCTATATGAGTAAGAGGGATTTCAAGAAATTCTGCAAAGTAGTAAAGGAGGTATTTAAGTATGAGTAAGGAAGTAGACAATGTAAATCACCCATCACACTATGAGGGTAACACCTCTTTAGATTGTATTGAGTGTATGAGGGTAGCTTTTGGAGCAAAAGCAGTGTATGACTTCTGCCTGTGTAATGCTTTTAAGTATTTGTGGAGATATAAAAACAAGAATGGTGCAGAAGACATTGACAAAGCTAAATGGTATCTGAGTTATGTAGAGCATGACATTGAACGTGATGGAGACCATGTTCCAGATGAAATCCATAAAATGTACTATAGGTTAAACGACCTGTATATTGACATTACAGACAAAATCGCAAATGAAGGATTATGAGGTGTAATAAGATGAAAAGAAAACTTATAATTCTGTGTGCTATCTGCTTTCTGTTAAGTGGGTGTTCTGCAAAAGAAGAGACGCACACTAAGTTTCAAGATAAGTACTCAATGGATTGGAGTGCAGAAGATAGTAAGTATTTAATGCTTATGGCAGAAAATAAAGGAGGAACTGTAGAAGACAGAGCCTATAACATCATTGTTGCATTGAATAGGGTATGGAGTTCTGACTATCCCAACACTATAGAAGAAGTGGTAGATTTAGAACTACCCTGTGGAATGATGAAACTTACTATAAGTGATGAAACAAAAGAAGCTATGCACATGGTAATATATGATAGAATTGACAACACTAATGGTTCTTTTGAATACAGATAGAATTTTAGGAGTAGAGTAAAATCTGCTCCTATTTTTTATTGTTGACGAAAAGAAGTCTCTGGACTATAATGGGGTTACAGCATTTTGTTGAATATATCGTAACAAGTAAAGGAGAATTTAATGATGAAGTTAAAGAAGAAAACAGAAACATTAGGTCAAGAACCAAAACAAGAAGAAACGAAACACGAAGCTCTTTCAAGACAGGGTAGAAATGCTAAGAGAAAAGGCGGTCAATTTGAGCGAGACATAGCAAAGAAGTTCCAGAATAAGTATGGTGTTGAATTAAAGAGAACACCTCAGTCTGGTGGATTTGCTAAGAAGTCTGATAAAGCTGATGACTACCGAGGAGACATTACCATTGTGGACACTAAGCAGATGTTACTGTTACACATAGAGTGTAAGAATCAGAAGCAGTGGTCTCTTCCAAAGTGGATAAGGCAGGCAGAAAGTGACTGTCCAGAAGGTCGTGTGCCAATCGTGGTGTTTCATGAACACAATACCTCAAATGATTATGTCACTTTGAAATTAGAGGATTTCTTGAACCTTGTTCCGAAAGAAAAAGTAGTCGGAAGGAGGACATTTAAGAAATGATAGTTTTGAAGTGGCTGTTTTTTATTGCAGTAGGAGCTGTAGCTGAACACTTTGTTTTCCCACTTGTCAATGTGTGTGGTAACAGTATGTTCCCCACCTATCATGATGGGGAAATTATTCTTTCCAGAAGAATATTCAGAAAGAATAAAATCAAGCCGGGAGACGTTATGGTGTTTAAACACCCTACAGTGAAGAATAGACTTTTAATCAAGAGAGTAAGCGAGGTATTCAGAGACAAGAAAGGTGAAGTTCAGTCCATATACTTCTTAGGTGATAATGCCCCAGACAGTTATGACAGCAGAAATTTCGGTTATGTATTGGTTGAAGACCTTGTTTCAAAAGTCATTAAACCAAGAAGAAAGAAGGAGGACTATTCATTATGAATTTGAGTGATTACACAATCATTAAGAAAGATGGAACTCTTGAACCTTTTAACCCGGAGAAGATTGTCAATGCTGTTACTAAATCTTCAAACAGAGTTATGGTGAATCTCAGTGAAGAGAAAAAATGGGATATTGTCAGAGAAGTTGAAGAAGCCATTGAGAGAGCAGGTGTGAAAGAAATTCCTGTTCCAAAAATGCACAACTATGTGGAGCTTGCATTGGATAAGATTGACCCTATGATTGCAAAGAGCTACAGAGACTACAGGAATTACAAACATGACTTTGTACACATGATGGACCAAGTGTATGTGAAGTCTCAGAGTATCAGACATATCGGTGATAAGGAGAACAGTAACACAGACAGTACACTTGTTGCCACTAAGAGGTGTCTGATATTTAACGAGTTAAACAAAAGACTTTACCGCAGGTTCTTTATGACAAAAGATGAACTCCAAGCATGTAAAGAAGGTTACATTTACATTCACGACCAATCAGCCAGACTGGACACCATGAATTGTTGCCTGTTTGATATTGCCAGTGTAATGAGTGGTGGTTTTGAAATGGGTAATCAGTGGTACAATGAACCTAAAACTCTTGACACTGCTTTTGATGTTCTGGGAGACATTATTCTGTCTTGTGCTTCACAACAGTATGGAGGTTTCACTGTGCCAGAGGTTGATAAGATTTTAGCACCTTACGCAGAAAAGAGTTACAAGAAGTACATTGAGGAGTATCTTGAGATTAGAGGTCAGCAGACAGTGACTAAAGAGTGTACTGACTGGGCTTTCAGAAAAGTAGAAAGAGACTATGAACAGGGATTCCAAGGTATTGAAATGAAGCTCAACACTGTTGGAAGTTCCAGAGGTGACTATCCATTCATCACTATGACTTTAGGACTTGGCACAGCTCGTTTTGAAAAACTTGCTTCTATCACTTTCCTTAGAGTACACAAAGAGGGTCAAGGTAAGCCGGGATTTAAGAAACCTGTACTCTTCCCAAAAATTGTATTTCTGTATGATGAAGAACTTCATGGTGAAGGGTGTATCAATGAAGATGTGTTTGAAGCAGGTATTGACTGTTCTTCAAAGACTATGTACCCAGACTGGTTATCACTGACTGGTGAGGGATATGTAGCTGAAATGTATAAGAAGTATAAGAGAGTTGTCAGTCCTATGGGATGCAGAGCTTTCTTATCTCCATGGTATGAGCATGGAGGAATGACACCTGCTGATGAAGATGACAAACCAGTGTTTGTTGGAAGATTTAACATTGGAGCTGTGTCACTTCACCTGCCTATGATACTTGCAAAAGCCAGAAGAGAAAGTAAGGACTTCTATGAAGTGCTTGATTATTACCTTGAAATGATTAGAGGTATTCATAAGAGAACCTTTGATTATCTGGGAGAAATGAGAGCAAGTGTCAATCCAGTAGCTTATTGTGAAGGTGGCTTCTATGGAGGTCATTTAAAACCTTCCGACAAAATCAAACCACTGTTAAAGCCTATGACGGCTTCATTTGGTTTCACAGCCTTGAATGAACTTCAAGAGCTTTACAATAAAAAGTCTCTTGTCGAAGACGGAGAATTTGCTTTAGAGGTTATGAAACATATCAACACCAAAATTCAGCAGTACAAGTCAGAAGATGGTATCTTGTATGCTATCTATGGAACACCTGCTGAGAGTCTATGTGGCTTACAGATTGAACAGTTCCGAAAAGAGTTCGGAGTGATTGAGAAGGTAAGTGACAGACCTTATGTGTCAAACTCTTTCCACTGTCATGTTACAGAGGACATTACTCCTATTCAGAAACAAGACCTTGAAAAGAGATTTTGGGATTTAGCGAATGGTGGCAAAATCCAGTATGTGAGATACCCATTAGGGTACAATGTTGAAGCAATCCGCACACTTGTAAGAAGAGCTATGAAAATGGGATTCTATGAAGGTGTGAACTTGTCTTTAGCATACTGTGATGATTGTGGACACCAAGAGCTTGAAATGGATGTTTGCCCTGTATGTGGTAGTAAGAATCTCACAAAGATTGACCGCATGAATGGTTATCTCAGTTACTCAAGAGTTAAAGGTGACACAAGATTGAACTCAGCTAAAATGGCTGAAATTGCAGAAAGAAAATCAATGTAATTATTGAAGAAAGGAAGGTAGCAACAATGGGTGTACCTAATAAAACAAAAGTACTTAGAGTGTCCGGCTCTTCTCCTACAAAAGAGACTGCCGGAAGTATTGTTAAGACTTATGAAGCAGGATATACTGATATTGAGTTAAGAGCTATTGGAGCTTCTAGTGTAAACCAGATGTT